TTCCCCGTCAGTTTTCATATAGTCGTTTAAGAGTTTCCAGTCTTGCATTTGCGCAGATTTCCCGCTGCGCCAGGCGCTTGCCTGTATTTTCCTCGTTCCTCGCCCACGCTTTGCGTTTTCGGTTTTCTTTGTACATGGCGAGTTCGTTTTCATCGATTAGTGTGTCGTAGTATTTCGGGACTCTGAATTTCTTTCCCTGGTGAGTGAGGAAGTCGCTTGGATAGCAATCGTTTTTATACTCACTAAACCAGGTATTCCCGATCGCCGGCTTGAGCGACATTGTCGCGTATTCGGGCTCAAGCTCGACCTCAAGGTCTGTGCTGAGCATTTTCCAATAGTGTTCTTCTGCTTCTTTTCCGGTGCGTTTGGTTGTGGTGTACCTGGCACAGTAGGCTGCGGTCTCGAATGTGAGTCGCCCCACGGTTGTGAATCCAAATGGCCAAAGGCTTTGGAGTTCTTCGCTTGTCCAGGTTGGTATTCCGTCCCTTTGGGACCATAGGGTTTTGTCTTCGAAGTCATGGTTAAATATGAGCGCATGGTAATGCGGTCGTTGTAGTTGTTCCCCGTACTCTCCGCAGTGGAAGTACCTGATTGACTTCGGTCTGTATTTGAAGCGTAGGCGCTTCATGAATTTTTGGTAGTGTTCTTTGTTTAGCGATCCGTCCCACGGTAGGTGCTCGTCATCGTACGTTAGCGTTACGAAGCAATTGTCTTCGTGCATTGATGCCTCGTGTGTGCATCTCATCGCCCATTGGCGGCTTTTTTCTACTCTGCACCCGATACATTGCCCGCATGGGAGCTGTAGCTGATTCGGGTGGCTCCGACTCGGGGAAAATACTACTTGCCCCCCTGCGGGGCTTTGCCACGCTTTTAGCGGTTTGAAGCACGGCATTGCTTTCCCTGGTTAGAGTCGCCAGCCGCCTCTTTGTGGTGCTGATTGTCTGTTTTTTCTATGTTGCCCGCTTGTTTTTTTGAACATTCGTTTACTGCGTCGCTTATTAAGCCGCCTCTTTCGCATAGTTTGCACCTAATTTCCGTTGTCATTGAGCACGCTGTAGCCCCTAATATACATAGGCTGAGGGCACTTATCCACAGGTTATCCCTTGACACGTGTGTTACGCTCTTTGCTCCGCTCCGCTCCGACGAGAACGATGGAGCCCATTCTCGCTACGCTCCACAAAGCCCGGGCCCGGGAGGCCCGGGCTCTGTGCGACCAGTTCCTATACTTGAGGTTAACTGGTCTAGGTGACAGCGGGTTCTTCCGCTTTCACCTGTTCTGAGGCTTCCTGAGCTCGCTCTGGTGCCTCTTTCTCTGGTTCCGGGTCTACCGGGTTCAGAAGGTTTCCGAGCTCCTCCACGCCTTCGTCAGTCATTACCAGGTCCAAGTATTGTGCCGGGTCGTTGTCGAATTCGAATCGTACGTTCGCGGGGAGTTCGTGAAAGATGGTTTTTTGGTCGGCGATGAGGTTTTGTGCGTTTTCGAAGTCTGCACCTGATACGTCGCCGTATTTGGCCTGGTGGTTGTTGATATGGTCGACCAGGCCGGTTTTGTTGTATTTGGCCATTATTGAGTTTATGTCGCACGCTTTCTTGTGGTTTTGTTCCGTCATTGACGGTCCTCCCACGTCTTGTGTTACCCGGTTAACGGGTCCGTATGCGGTGCGAATTTTTGGTTTTGCTGTGGCCATTATCGTCCTCCGAGTTTGGCTAGTTTTTGGCCTATCTTTGAGAGCGGGCCTCTTAGTGGTTTCGGTATTCTTCTTAGCAGTGTTGCTGCTACTACGGCGCTTGCGCCTCCCGCGATAGCTTTCGCCCAGTTCAGTACTGTTGCGCTATGTTCTGAGCGCATTAGTCCTGGGTTGTCTTTGTACATTTGGGCTAGCATTCCGGCTACGTCGTTTCGGAATCCCATGCCGCGGATTTCTTCCTGTAGTCTGTCCCATTGTTTGTCGGCTACGAGTCTTTGTGCTCTTGTGAGGTCTGTCTGTGCAATTGTTTGCCTTATGCCTGGTGCTACTGCTCCTGTTTCCGCCGTGGTTTTGCCTGTTTGTGCTTTTATTAGTTCTATCTCTGCGGCCTGCCGCCTGAGTTGTAGTGCTGTATTTGCTGTTGCTGCGGCAGCTCCTGGTGCTGCTGCGGCTTCGTTTTGCATTGTTGCTGTCGCCCCTGCCGGCGAACTTGCTGGTTTTCCCAATGCAAGTATTCTGTTGAGCCCTGCTTTTTTTAGGTCTTCCGCGCTTCGTTGATACGCGGTGTTGCTCATTCTTTCTTGGAACTTCATTTGTTCCCTGGCGAACGCTATGTTCTGTTCGTTCGCTTTTTTCTGTGCTCTGGCGCTAAATATTCCCCCGATTAAGGGGAGTGCGCCGAGTATTCCGTCCATGACGTTTATCCCGCCGGATACTTGTCCGGCGGGTGCTGCTGATGTGACGTTGGGCCCAGGATGTGGCCCGTAATCTGGATGTATGCCTGGTACGTCTATTTTGAGTATGTCGGGCACTGGACGATTCCTTTCTAGCGAGTGTGTTATCCACAAGTCCCCATGCTACGTGCGCGTGATCTAACGCGTGCGCGTAAGCCTGTGGACCCTGTGGGTAACACGTGTAACGAGTGATTCATTAACAAGGATCGTTTTAGAAGTGATCGATATATCCCGGTACTGAGTACACTGGCATTGGTCTTGCTGCTTTTATGTCTATCCATGCGTCACACAGGAATTCTGGTTCGTCTTGGACGGCTACTGTTCTTTCCACTGGTGGAGTGTCTTGGATGAATTCGGCGTTTAGTAGTGGCCGTGTGTCGTAGTCGAGGGCGTAGTGCCAAGGATCGAGTGATCCCCCGAGCGCCGCGGCCTTGCTCCGAAATTCTCCGGTGATTTTCCCGTCGCACGTTCTGTATTCGCTCCACCGTTCTTGGTATCCCCAGACGTCTAAGTCTGCTGCGGTTCCGTCTGCATAGATTTCTTGCGAGAGGATACTTTGTTCTCCCAACGCCTGTAGGGCCGGCCAATAGAAGTCATATTTGGTTTGCCGGCTCCATTTGCGTTCTATGTTTTGTTGGAAGTTGAGGTCTGCTCTTACGCTTATTAATCCGATCACGTATCCGTGTTCTACGAAGGATTTGGTAAATCCGTGGTTGCTGGCCATTGCTGTTCCGAATGCGGCCAGGTTGCCTTGTGGTGTTGTTGCGTCTGATGAGCTGGTCTGTGGGATCGTGTTCATGCCGACTGGCGTTACCGATCCGCCCAGGTATTCCGGTCTGTCTACGCGTGCGTCGCCTGTATCGACGCGGAAGTGACTTTTCACCAGTTCCCGGTACCTGGTTCCCCCTCTTGCGTCCCTTTCTTGTAGTTTTTGTATCTGGAATGCTTGTCTGAGATCGTTAATTGTTGCTGCTGTTGCCGACGATAAGTCGGCCTCGAGGTTTCCGCTTGGTCCGGCTGTTTGATCGCCGAAGGAGTTTGTTCCTGCGCTTGTGCCGCCCCATTCCCATCCGTCGCCGCCATCAGTGTCGTCTTGCACTTTGATTCGTTGTCCCTGGACGCCGGTGTATTGTATCGGAGCGACTGTGCCTAATGGCAGGTCTACGCCTGGTCCTTTTTGTGGCCACGGTAAGGCGCTCGTCAGATATGTTTTCCTCTTTCCTCTGTGTTGGACGTCCCGGTATTCTGCGAAGCTGTCCGGCCCGTCGCCGACGTCGACGGTTAGGCTCTGCTGTAGGTTCTCGTCCCTGTACCACGTGTTCCATATGAGGTTGTAGCATCTTGCTGGTAGTGCGCTTATTTTTGTTTGTATGTCGTTGACGAGTACTGGTAATCCCATGTAATCGTATGTTGTCCCGAGTCCGAATCCGCTCCCTGATGCGGTGTATGTTGGTATTACGTAATCGGTGCTGTCTCCTGGGTTGTCCTGTTCCCCCATGAATTTCTGCCAGTTTTTCCATACGAGCCTGTTCGGTACGAAGAAGAAGTGACTCGTAATGTGGAGGTTGTCAAGCGTCGGGTGCAACGGAGTTGCGAGGCGGCAGAATATATTTGCCCGTACCCGGTAGCTATCTCCTGGCAAAATTTCTTCGACTAGGAAGGGTATTAATAGCCCTGAGTCGAATGTGCCTTTCCACGGATGTGATCTGTCGAATGTGCTTCTTTTTATATCGACTGTTGGTGCGTGATCGTATTGTTTTACGCCTGGGCGTTTAGGTGTTCTTTTCATCGAGGAAGTCCACGGCCCAGGCTAGTGTTGTAGGTTCTTCATTTTCGAATATGCCCGTGTCGTCGTCCCAGGTGCCGAGTCTCGCGAGGCTATAGTCTGAAGGATGTCTGTTTATGTTTGTTTCTGGATTGTTTGCCAGGTCGCCGAATGCTCTCATTGCGATCTGGTTGTTTGGTTGTGTGAATGGTGCCGCGTAGGCACCGAGTGCGTTGTCTTTGATTGAGTACACTGCTTGTTTCATCTGATTTCCCCGTCAGTTTTCATATAGTCGTTTAAGAGTTTCCAGTCTTGCATTTGCGCAGATTTCCCGCTGCGCCA